TGATTGATTTCACCTTGTGCAGACAATGACGTTAGCAAGAAATCATCTGACGTCCCAATCAATCCTCTGATAACCTTTTCCGTATCATTACGTTGTTCACCCGCAAGATCAATGACGTCATCTTCAATAATCTTGAAGATATTGAGTGACGTTGAAGCTGTCACCACACCTTTCTTATTTTCATTTTTTATTGTTTGTCTTTCAACGACATAATCAGTGCCGTTGACATTGATTATTGCCTTTGAATAACAAAATGGTTTACGTACGTTGCAAACGTACAAGTTCTTCATTGGACCGCGATCAGTAGTATTAAACAATGAATACATGACGCTGCCAACAATTGACGATTTGCCTGCCCTATTCGAACCAAAGATGCCGACAATACCATTCAATTTTTCAAAATTGATTGAATTTCCATCTCCGTAAGCAAACAAATTATCAAACTGAAGATTTCTTAGAGACCACTTAGTATTCCTGACAATTTCATCTGAAGTCGACACGGCTGACAAGTATGCCTTGACTTGGTCACCTGCCTTGGTCCACAGATCATCTGTAATTCCATTCTTGATGTGATAATCTCGAAGTAATTTAATAAGAACATCAGGTTCACGAAGATCGGCACGCTCTAAAACTTGTGTACCCGCAGTTATTGTTTGTTTATTGATTTGTTGATCAACTTTAAACGTAACCTCAGTTGCTGACAATTTTTGTTTAAGAAGTAATGATAGATTCTGTACTTCCTGCTGAGCAATGTGAGAAAAACTTTTAATTCTAAAGCGTGAACCCTTAGGATAATTTAGTGCAATTTTATACGTGCTATCAATATTACCCGTCCACTCAATAGTAACAAATGGTTTTATATTAGGTAATTGTCTAAACTCAACTGACCAATCATCACGAGAATTTATGTCCCATAGAAGATATCCATGATCTAGATCTTCAGCGTAATTTTGTTGCAACAACGTCCCAGGATACGACATAACCGGCTTATCATTACGATAAGCTAGACTTTGTCTTTTATGAATATCACCTAAAAACGTAAAGTCGTAATTAGCAAAAAATTCGGTTTTCAATCCATCTTCAATTTCCCAGTCAGATTCAGACTTACAACCCCAAACGGGACCGTGATAACACGCAATATTGATATCACCAGGTGTAGGAACAACTTTATCCCAGGAAGGGCCGTCATCAAATATAGAGAACACACAGAAATTTATTCCGCGTTCAATTTGATAAACCCCACTCTTTTTATAGAGATTAATCCTGGGATTCTGGATGGCGTCTACGATAGGTGAAACTGCATCCTGTCGCGACATATTGACCAAGTTGCCATCATGGTTACCTAAAATCAGGTGAACAGGTGCAACTTTCGCCATCTCTGTCAACCACCAAGAAAGAAAATCAATATATTCCGGAGATATCCCAGTGGTCTTAGTGTGAAAGATGTCTCCGCCAACAAAAATATGGTCTACTGATTGTTCTATGCAATCATCAATAAATTTTTGAAAAACAAAACGATATTCATCGTGTCTAGACAAGGCTCTAATGTGAATGTCAGCGGTGTGTGCTATACGCGCCATAGCGTATACATTATTCAAATGTATGCCATTTGTTCACTATCTTCTTGACGCAAATCGCGATTCAATTTTATCAACCTTAGGTTGTTTAATTTTTAAATTTACCTCTGACATTTTTTCCAATTTATCAAAAAATGAATTTGTCCAAGTTGGATGTTGCGCATTTTCTAGCGCAGTTTTAAATTGAGACTTTGACATTTTGCCAGGATCACCAGCTTCCCTGGTGTCAACTATCACAACGTCTATGTCGTATTCTTGCAACTTTTTTGCAATTTTTGGTGTTTTTTTATACCACATATCGCCATCTAAAGCTAACGCAACTGGTGTGTTGTGAAGCAATATTTGAGTAAAAAGCCTTGATTGTTCATTGAGATCAGAACCTAGTAATGCGACAGCATTATCTCCACACTTGACCAAATCAAATGGACCTTCGCATATAACGAGCCTCTTAGTCCAATCAATGTTTATTTCATTAAAAATGATTGGAACCTTATCCTCTTCCGGATTATCGTATTTTGGTCGCCTATCAGATTCATCAATATTTCTTGCAACAAAGAAATTCAACTTACCATCAAAATCAAATGACGGCATGATAATCCGGCGCTTCCAACGACCATCATTGGAAAGACCTAGTTTGTAATACCAAGCATCACGTAAAGTCAATCCTCTTTTTTTCAAATAAAACCATGCAGCTTTCGCATCAGGATCTGATAGAGGCACTAATGTCAATAAACGAAAATCTTTTGGAAGTTCCAGCGGTTTCTTTTCGGCCTCTTTTTCCTGGAATTCCTTAAGACGAGTCCTTGCATCCTCGGGCATGAACTCATCTCGATATTTTCTAAATTGCTCTTGTGTTCCAAACTTGCGAATCAACGGAGCAAGCGTGTGCGCTTTCCATCCACAGGTCCAACAATGATTCACATCGTCTTCAACACGAATTACAAGTTTACGTTTATTTGGATCTGAAGGAGCGCAAAAAGGGCACCTGACGTCAAAATTTTTGCCATTTGAAGCAAGGTGCCCTTTCCCAAATACGTTTTCAATAAACGATAATTTACTTGTAACTGAATACATCAATACAAGTATAAATCAATAAAATGGGATGTTCACCTTACGTTTGAAGAAGCATCAAGGGTGACATTTTCCCTAAAGTGAAACATGACAGGCACATCGATTCCTAATTCTTTTGCAATCGCAAGCCTATGATTTCCTTCTCCAACCTTGACGACGCCGTTTTTTCCAATCTCAATATGAGCGGGATTGCTTGTTTTCCAGCCTGACTTATGCATTTTTTCAACAGTTGCATCCCACTTATCGACGCCAACATTGCCACTTTCGTCAGGTATGTGTTGCCACTTATCAATTGAATCTTCGTCCGCAGCGGTGTCTCTTGACCACTCGTATTCTCTGTACGGCCACAATTCATCTGGCGAATATTTTGCGTGATACGTGTCAAATTCATATGCCTTCAGACCGCAATTGACCCAAGCATCCTTCACGTCTTCAATTGAAAATGGATTGTTGGGATCAATTTCAAAATAACCTTTATGACCATTGAACTTCTTGCAAACGGCAAGGTTTTCTTGAATCGTCTCAAAAATGAATTGTCTCAAGTATTTCATAAAACTAAGTATTCTGACTCAACGATGCAGCACGGGCAATGACATAAGCGTCTGTAGCGTCACGTGACCAATCGACATCAACGCCATTTTTCTTTTTAGGCCATGTTATGTGTTTCAGGTCATTCTCTGACATATATTTGAAAACCTGTTCCTTACCATTCATTCCTGCGATTGAGTTTTTCTGCATTTTGATGCCACAAACTTTTCTAGCGTGAGATGAAGAAATGTACTCAGGTTCAGCGGCAAAAACCCCACGAGCAATGTAGCTAACGATTCCGTTGAATCTCATCAGCGTGGTGATAGTCGTTGCTGATGATTGTCCTTTTTGAAATCCCAAAAGAGGTTCTTCCAAAGCAACCCTATATCCTCCAGGATAAAACATTTTCAAGTTTTCAAGTTCTTGTGAAACCTTGTCCGCCTTATCCCAAAGCGTCACACACTTCTTAAACTCTATTCTGTCAAGGTAGATAATGTGTGATCCATTACCATCAAACTTGCTTGCGTCAACAATGCAAACACCAGTCACTGAAGTAGAAACATCCAAGCCTAAAATCAAATTCGACATGTCACGATTGTTGTCACTAATCGTCACGAGTAAAATTCTAACTAAAGAATCCCAAGCTTCTTTAATTCAATTTCTGTAATTATTTTGAGTGTTACTCCGTGATGGTTACACCAATCTTGGGCCGCCAATAACTTCTTTTGGACGGTTGGCTTATTGACTTTGCGAGAAGGTTTGATTTCAACAATTTCTACCTGGCCGTCGGTGTATTCAATTCTAAAATCAGGAATGTATTTTCTTGTTTTTCCAGTTTTTTTGTTTGAAATGTAGTCAATGTGAAAAGATTCATATAACCAGGTCTTGATCTGGTCAGAAGAATCTAAGAACTCCATGTATTTAGCCTCCCAACCTGAACGATATTTGCAAACCAATCCTGTCTTGTTTGAAACGTACTCACCACGTTGATAACGACTTTTACGTTTGCGAGTACGTTTTTTTTGTGTTGACATTTTAGAAATCCATCGAAACCTTAAACATAATCCTATCACCGTGTCGCTTTACAATGGGTTGGGCAAGTTGAGTCTTTGCGACAACGTTTAGATTTTCATCATGAAAATTCAAACCGGTAATATAAACATAATTTGGATCTGTATCAGTCTTGTATCCAGAAGCGGGTAATTGTTTGAAACATGGATTTGAACTGGAATTTAACATATTTTGTGGTGCAATGACTTCTATTTTTAGAGCGTGAATATTTTGTTCGCCTCTAAAAGAAATTTCATAACCCTGTTTACCGTAAAAATATAGATGGGGATTCTTTATTACTACGAGCCCTTCATCATAATAAATGTTTCCACAGCTGTTCCACGTTGAAGGAGCGGTTACACAATCTGCACGATAAACATTGCCATAACCATCATCCTTCAACGTAATACCAACTGTACCACCCGATCCCGTAATGTTGTTATCGGTTATAACAAAACTGCCGGGTAGTATTCGCTTACCGTAATACAAATTACTGATATCAAAAATAGTAACTTGATTTGAAGATGGATCTTTCGTTCTTTGATATATTGTTAGAGGTGCCCCAGTTTGGATTCCTGGATCATAAATTCCTGCCGAAACACTTGCATCAACCTTACGTTGATAATTTATGTATGCAGGACCCGCGGCGGCAGATGGATCCTCTGGTGTAAACCCTATAGATTCATCAATAAAATCCTCAGCAGAAACAGTTGAAACACCTTCAACAGAATCAAATGAAGTTCCAAAAATCAATGAACTAGTCGACAATAAATTGTTTAGATTGACATAACTTAGTTCCTCAAATCCGTCATCGCTGCTAAGTTTTGTCCTGTTACTTTCAATTGCCAATAAATCATAATCTGGAATGAAGTTTCCGTCATCACATGGCAATATAAAAAGATTGCGACGTCTAACAAACGGGTCATTATATAAAAATTCGTTTGCAGATAATGCTTGAGTTGTAGATGATATTACGGTACCCGTCATGTGATGTAGACGAGGATATGTGTCATTTGCAAAATCTCTTACATAATTTTCTATATTGATATAATGACCATTTACACCAAATGCCATGGCTGTATTGAATGGATCATTTGTTGATCCGTCAATTTCAAAAAATGGAGTTTGTAATATTCCCCCTGTTCCATTAACACTTTGACGAAACGGTGAATCTTCTACAAAGAAAGGAGGAACATAAAAAGCAATTCTATCATCTAAAGTTGCCACACCTCGCGACGCCGAAACTTCGATATCAACATCTGTCATGTAATATCTTTTTATTGATAAGTCATGAAGTTCAGCGTTTAATGGGTGTCTAAATTGATAACTTGCAGGTTCCTCAATGCCCGTAGATGAATTCAATACTTCAAGTCCATCTCTTGTTGCTGGATCTTGTGCAAAAAATGTTGATAATGCAGACGTAGCTTGATTATTACCTTCCCAATAATTGCCTACACACAAAACGTCTGGTGACGCCATGCTAGTTACATCAAACAACTTGGGCGTAATTGTTCCTGAAGGAACAACAAAATAACCTTTATCTACGCCATCAATATTGAAACTACCCGTGCCGTTATTGACTAAATTGGTTCCCCATCTAACAATTACATGGTGCCAACGGTTCCACAATAGTGAATTGTCATCAGATAAAAACACAAGATCTGAAGGATACGTTCCTATTTTTGCATCAGAGGGGGCAATGTCGGCGCTATGGCTAAGTTGTAATTGTAATCTATATCCAATAGATCTACCATTAGGATCCTTAGCGGAACCCGTGATCAACGAAAGCGCATAACTAGACGATAGGTGGAGGATGGTACCAGCATTAAATGTCCCATCAGTTTCACTTTGTTGATATCTGGGATTGATATAAAAATCAAAAGAGAATGCTCCACTTAAGCTATAGGTTCCAGAAACATACCCTTCATGTAATTGGCTAGTAGGACCCTCAACATTTGGATATAACAAAACAGAACTAGTTGGAACCATTGAGGACGTAAAAAAGTTTAAGGTATTATAATTTGTATATGCCCATTGTGCAGAAGGATAAGAAACTCGATAATAAGGATTCAATACGTCCTTGATTATTAGTTTTCTCAACGTGTTTGATGAAAAATCGGTAGTTGGAGTAAACCTGATAATATCAAGAACTTTTTGTTTTCTAGCAGAAATCCCTTGTTCGTTTACCTTGTCTAGGTAACCTTG